CCCTGGGCTACCTGATCGAAATCGTCGAGTGGTTCAAGACGGTGCCCGAGGGCGTGCCGGGCACCTTTGCCCTGAAGGTCGGGGTGCTGGACACGGGCATCACTGAGGAAATGTATCAGGAGCTGGAACGCCTGATCGACGATGCCAAGCCCGTCAGCCGGAAGCTGACCGGGCTGGCGATCAGCCTGGAAACCCAAGGCCATTTGAACATCGCGGCCTGTCTCTGCGAAGGCGACGAAATCGACGTTTACCCGCCGGTGATGCGTGACATCGAGGTCACGGGCAGTTTTGCCGTACTCGGCCGTGAACACACCATAGACACCCTGGACGTTTATTATGATTGATGCGAATTCGCAGTTCTTCGCCATCCTTACCAATGTGGGGCTGGCCAAGCAGGCGAACGCCGACGCGCTCGGCATTCCCTGGAAAATCACTGAAATGGGCGTCGGTGATGCCAACCTTGCCGGGGTGGCCGATCCGCCTAACCCCGTCCCGTCACCCACGCAAACCCGGCTGATCAATGAATGGCGGCGCCGTCCGCTGAACCAGCTCAAGGTCGACCCGCAAGACTCGGCCATCATCATCGCCGAGCAGATTATCCCGGCCGATGAGGGCGGCAAGTGGATTCGTGAAATCGGACTATATGACTCGGATGGCGATCTGGTGGCGGTGGCCAATTGTGCACCAAGCTACAAGCCGCTGATGTCGCAAGGCTCGGGCCGCACGCAAGTGGTGCGGATGAATTTCATCGTCAACAACTCCGGAAACATCACGCTCAAGATTGATCCGGCAGTGGTGCTGGCCTCGCGCGCCTACGTCGATGCGGCCATTCTGGAAGTGCTGCCGGCGAACAAAGCCGCCGGGGTTTATCGGCGCGTCACCGTCAACAATCGCGGGGTGGTGGTATCGGGTGACAACCCAACAACGCTGGCCGGCTTCGGCATTGCGGATGCTTACACCAAGCCCGAAATTGAGTCGATGATTGCCCAGGCGTCGGCCTTGCCGGTGGGCACCATGGTGGCGTTTCCGGTAAACAAGGTTGCGCCCGGGTTTCTGGAGATTGACGGCAGTGTGAAGAGCATTGCGGCTTATCCGGATCTGGCCGCATTCCTCGGCACCGCGTTCAATCAGGGTAATGAAGGGGCGGGCAATTTTCGACTGCCAGAATCGCGCGGTGAGTTTTTGCGCGGCTGGGACCATGGGCGCGGCGTCGACGCTGGCCGGGCTATCGGTACGTACCAGTCTGATCTAGTTCGATCAGCCTCTCCGATAGGGAGAATGCAAAGCAACTGGGCTGCTGTGGGTTCGAATGCTGGGCTTGGTTTTCTCTTGGCTGGGGGAGATATATCCATCCCCGCTGGTGCAGAGACTCGCGGTCGCAACTTGGCGGTGATGTGGTGCATCAAGGCTTGGAACGCGCCGATCAATCAGGGGAACATTGATATTTCCGCGCTGGTTGCTTTGGCGGCGCAAGCCACCGAAATCAATCAGGGCACGGCGAAAGTCGCCACGCAAGCCCTGACGGATGCGGGCGTGGATGACACCACGATTGTGACGCCTAAAAAAATGCGCTGGGGTTTCCAGATTCTCAAGGCCATTAATGGCTACATTGTTTTTCCGTCCTGGCTCGGCGGTTTGGTTATCCAGTGGGGCAATGCGAATTTAGTGGGGCAGGCTTCTACCGCGATCGGTGCGGTAGGCCCGGTGAAAAACGTCACGCTTCCCATCGCGTTTCCCACGGCGGCGTTGTCGGTCTTTGCCAGTATGAAATTCACCACGATGACCTCCGGGTCTTCATTCGCGCCGGGGGCCGTGATTGTTTCGAATTCGGTCATTCAAGTTCAGAACAACTACACGGCATCGGCTGGCGAGATCAACTGGCTGGCTATTGGGTATTGAGGTAGGGAAATGAAATACGCACTTTTCGATGAGCAAGGGGTGCTGGAGACGTGCCTGATCGGTGGTCTGCATGCAATTCCAGCGCGGGCGACTGAGCTGTCTGAGGATCTTTTTTATCGCATTACCCAAGAAACCGATGGGCAATGGATTATCGATAGCGCTGGCGTTATCAGCAAACAGGCATTGCCTGAAACGGCGCCCAACCTCGCCCGGCTCATTGCCGCCGAACGCTACAAGCGCGAGGGGGTGGGGATTACGGTCAATGGTGATGTGATCGAGACCACTCGTGACGGCCAAGCCTTGATCGCGGGGGCGGCGGTGTCGGCGATTCTTGATCCGGCCTATAAGTGCAATTGGAAGACGGCCAGCGGTTTTGTCGAGCTGACGGCCCCCCAGTTGATCGTCATTGCGACGGCCGTTCGGGCGCATGTACAGGCCTGCTTTGACCGAGAGCTAGCGCTGTTACAGGCGATCGAGGCGGGAACCTACAGCGACTCGATGCTGGCTGAGGGCTGGCCGGACTCAAGTCCGCCCGATCAAGATCCTGTAGAGCCTGAATAAACGCCCCGCACTGAAGGGGCGTTTTCTTTTCCGACATCCGAGGTATTCCGATGACGTTGCATATCTGGCGCGCTGCTTTGCAGTGGGCGTTATTTCTGCCGCTGCGTGTGTTGCTGATCCTGCTGGGCTGGCTGGTGGTGCCGTTGGCGCTGCCGTTTCTGACCTTGGAAGGGCTGCCGGTGGCCTTCACTCAAGCGCCGGGTTGGTGGTCGCTGAGGCGTCTGCCGGCCTGGGCCTGGCTGTGGTCGAACGACCGCGACGGCGCCCTGGGCGATAAGCGCGGCTGGTGGCACCTGAATACGCCTTTCGGGCTGGGCGCCTATCACTGGTTTTCGCAGTTCTGGTGGTTGGCCATTCGCAACCCGGCCAACAACATGCGCTTTTGCCCCTGGTTCAGTTGCCCGTTAACTGAATGCGATTACCGCTATTGGGGTGACGAAAGCGTTAAGGACCGACCCGGGCAGGGCGGCCGGCGTCTGTTGCTGGCCACGCACAAAACCACCGGCCGGCGCTATTACGGCTTTTATGGTGTCTGGCAGTGGTCGGCCACCCGCGCCCTGGTGATCCAGCTCGGCTTTAAGCCGGAGCCCAGTGACTGGGCTGAAGACTACAGCGCCGACCCTTCGGCGCAATGGAAGGGCCTCACGTTTGAGGTCAATCCCTGGAAGTCCATTTAGACCCGGGGCGGTTTGCCCGTTACGCGTAACACACCCCTCACAGCCTCGCTCACGCGGGGCTTTTTCGTTTCTGGAGATTGATCCTTATGAGCGGTTTTTTTCACGGCGTCACCACGACGCTGATCGACACCGGCCCGCGCACCATTTCGCTGCCGTCGTCCTCGATCATTGGTCTGTGCGACACCTTCACCCCGGGCGTTCTCGGCGGTGGCACGGCCAAGGCCGGCGAGCTGGTGTTGCTCACGTCCGAGCGCGAAGCCATTGCCGCGTTCGGTGCTGACTCGGCCATCACCAAGGCCGCCCAGGCCATCTATGTGCGCGCCAAAGCCGTGATCGTGGCGGTGGGTGTGGCCAAGCTGGAAGACGAAGCGCTGCAAACCTCGGCCATCATCGGTGGCGTTCTTGCCAATGGCCAGCGTACTGGCCTGCAAGCGCTGTTGGACGGCAAGAGCAAACACAACGCCCAGCCGAAATTGGTCATTGCGCCGAAGCATTCCGCCACGCAAGCGGTGGCCACCGCGATGGATGCCCTGGCCGGCAAGCTGCGCGCGATCGCCATCATCGACGGGCCGAACACCACCGATGAGGCGGCCATGGCCTACGCCCTGGAGTTCGGCAGCAAGCGCCTATTTATGGTTGATCCCGGTGTGCAGTATTGGGACACGGTCGACAGCGAGACGATCGACGCCCCGGGCTCGGCCTGGGTCGCGGGCCTGTTCGCCTGGACCGATGCCAATTACGGCTATTGGGCCTCGCCGTCGAACAAAGAGTTCGTCGGCATCACCGGCACCGGTCGCCCGATCGAGTACCTGGACGGCGACGACACCTGCAGGGCCAACCTGCTGAACAACGCCAATATCGCGACGATCATTCGCGACGG